CAGCTAAGTATCACGCACAAGCTGCGGCAACGTCTGCTTCAGCAGCAAGTACTTCTGAAACCAATGCCTCTACAAGTGAAACCAATGCAGCAGCTTCTGCGGCGTCAGCTGTAGCAAGTGCACTGACCGCTTCAAACATTGCTTCCACTATTAATACTCTTCAATACCTAGCTGATTTTGGCTCTATTGCAAACGCAGCTGGCACTACTTCTAACTACGGAGTTCTCCCATAATGACTACTGCTATTCAACGTCGTCGCGGCACTACAACTCAACACTCCACTTTTATCGGACTTGATGGAGAGATTACTGTTGATACCACAAAAAAGACACTTGTTGTCCATGACGGTACCACCACAGGTGGAACCCCACTTGCAAAGGAATCAGCGTTAAGTAACTACATCCCTACGGCTGCAATTGGAAGTAGTGTTCAAGCGTATGATGCTGACCTTGCAGCGATTGCCAATCTGACGAGTGCTGCTGATCAGCTTCCCTATTACACAGGTTCGGCAACTGCTGCGCTTACAACTCTAACGTCGACAGCACGCTCACTGTTGGACGATACGTCTACCAGTGCAATGAGGAGCACTCTTGGCCTTGCAATTGGTACAGATGTTCAGGCATATAACGCTAATACTGCTTTCACAAATGTAGCCCAAACATTTTCCGCCGCACAGCGTGGCTCCATTAGTACGTTAACTGATGGAGCAACCATTACCCCAGATTTTGCTGTGGCTAATAATTTCAGCGTCACGCTTGGTGGAAACCGTACACTGGCAAATCCAACAAATCTTACTGCAGGACAAAGTGGTTGCATTTATATCACTCAAGATGGTACAGGGTCACGAACATTGGGTTATGGATCGAATTGGGACTTTGCTGGTGGCACAGCTCCAACGTTGAGTACTGCTGCTAATGCTGTAGATGTGCTTGCTTATGCAGTTCGTAGTACCGGAAGTATTGCTGCAACATTGATCAAGGATGTTAAATAATGGGTATTCCTGGATCAACAAATCCATTGATGCTTGTGCAACAACAAGCTAGTGGATACAACATTGAAAGAAGCCTTCGTTTCAACAGTAGTGACAGTGGTTTCTGTGCCAGAACTCCGTCATCAGCAGGCAATAGGCGCACATTTACATGGTCAGGCTGGGTCAAACTTGGAACCAACTTTGCCTCACGAAGAATGCTGTTCGGTGGCGGGACTGTTGCCAACAGCATTCCAAATACATATTTAGAAATTACTGATTCAGCACAGCTTGGATTTGATTCCGTCGATCCGCCGTCTTTAACAAATGTTGCAAGAGTCAGAACAACAGCAGTTCTGCGTGACCCTTCCGCGTGGTATCACATTCTATTTTCGGTAGATACCACTCAATCGACAGCGGCTAATCGGGTCAAGATATACATTAACGGCGTCGAACAAACTAGCTACAGCTCGACTACATATCCCTCGCAAAATTACGACTGCGGAATCAACTCAACTCAGGTACAAACTATTGGCGCTTATCCAGAAGCGGCTTATCGTTCTGGCCTTTATTTTGATGGGTATATTGCTGATTGTATTTTTGTAGATGGATCGGCTCTAACCCCATCCAGCTTCACAGAAGTCAGTGCCACTACTGGGCAACTTGTCCCTAAGGCTTACACCGGAAGTTTCGGCACCAACGGCTTCTGGCTGAAGTTCAGCGATAACTCAGCCGCCACTGCCACCACCCTTGGCAAGGACTACAGCTCCAACGGCAACAACTGGACGCCGAATAACTTAACAGCTACTGAGCTTTACGGACGTTTATACCGACAGTCAACCGGAACCGCAACAAGCGCATTTTCTAGCGCAAATCTCGTTGGCAACTTCCCAGCATCAGCCTCTGGTAACTACATCTATGATGCCGAATTAAGCACGAGCGTAACCACCGCAACATTTGGCTATTTATACGCGTTTGGCGGTGTTGAAGTTCTTGTGTCTAATGACGGCACTAACTGGACAAGCAAAGGTGTGCAAACTAATGCTTACACAACAGTAACTAACAGCACCCCATTTAAGTACGTTCGCTGGTTTATTGCGCAATCGTGGATGCACGGAATTACCAATAACCCTGCCAACATTGATAGCACAGTAGACACCCCGACTTCTTACGGCACCGACACAGGCGCTGGTGGGGAGGTGAGGGGGAATTATGCGACGTTGAATCCGCTGAATGCTGCGCACACTTACAGCAATGGAAATCTCGATGTAACAACTTCCACTTCCTCTTACGCTGCCTTGCCAGCGGCCACAAGTAGTATTGGCGTAACCAGCGGCAAATGGTACGTTGAATACTCGCCCACTTCGCTAGCTGCCGGTTGCATTCTCGGTGTTACGTCTACTCCTAGTGCTTTTGCTTACCCAGGTGGAGACGCATCTTCATACGGTTATTACTCTGTAAATGGAAACAAATACAACAATGCATCTGGAAGCTCTTACGGGAATAGTTTTACAACCGGCGATGTTATTGGAATAGCACTTGATCTTGATAACGGAAAGATCTGGTTTAGCAAAAATGGCACTTGGCAAGCAAGCGGAAACCCTGCGAGCGGAACAAATGCTGCTTACACGGGATTATCTGGCACGTATTTCATCGCGGTTGCAAAAGACACTACAGGCTCTACTACAACAGCGGGAACGTTTAACTTCGGCCAACGCCCCTTCGCCTACACCGCCCCCAGCGGCTTTAAAAGCCTTAGCGATACATCTTTGCCCGCCCCAGTAGTCGCCAAGGGTTCTAGTGCTTTTGATGCGTTGCTTTATACGGGCAATGGTGCGTCGCGCAGTATCACCGGGCTCAGCTTCAATCCTGATCTAGTTTGGATTAAGTCTAGGAGTGGCGCATACACCCACGGTTTAAATGATGCTGTAAGGGGCGCCGGAAAGTTTCTGTACTCTGATCAGACTTCTGCGGAGGGAAACTACCCTACTGATTTTGCTTCATTTGACTCTAACGGATTTTCGCTAGGCACTGGTTCTGGCTTAGTCACAAACGAAAATAACTCTACCTACGTTGCCTGGTGCTGGGACGCCGGGACATCAACAGTCACTGATAACACAGGCTCAATACAAAGCACTCGGCGAACTAATGCCAGTGCGGGGTTCTCGATTGTTACTTATACGGGGAATGCAACTGCTGGTGCAACAGTGGGGCACGGGCTTGGTGTCGCGCCTGCTTTGATCATTAACAAGCAACGCAGCGGTACTAACAACTGGTGGACTTACCATGCGTCGTTAGGCGCCACTAAATACTTGGTGCTTGATGGAACAAATGCAGTCGGCACGGCCAACACAGTCTGGAACGACACAGCGCCAACATCAACGGTTTTTTCGATTGGAGTGACCGGAGTTACAAATACAAACTCTGCAACCTATGTGACTTATTGCTTCGCCCCAGTAGTCGGGTACTCTTCGATGGGTGCTTACGCCGGAAATGGATCGTCAGACGGTCCTATGGTCTTCACGAATCACCGCCCAAGATGGGTGCTAATTAAGGCGTACGACGCAACCGCAACGTGGGTGATCTTTGATGCTGCCCGTAATACTTACAACGTAATGAATGCTGGTCTCTACCCGAACTCTTCAGGTGCAGAAGAAACTATTTGGGGAATAGACTTTCTTTCAAACGGATTCAAGCTGCGAACCACCAATGGCGGCGTAAACCAATCTGGTCTTAACTACATCTATTGCAGTTTTGCTGAATCACCTTTTGCTTACAGCCGCGCCCGCTAGTAGTGAACACGCCTAATACGGAGAACAATGTTTATTCTTAATGAAAAACCTTTAAGCCCAGACGTTGCCTTTGAGGCAGAGGTCGACGGCGACATAATTCAATTCCCTGCCAACTGGCTTCGTCTTTCGTCTCCTGAAGAGCGTGAAGCTATTGGCATTACTGAAGTACCTGACCCTACCCCTGTGGATCAGCGCTTTTGGTGGGACACGGGGATCCCCAAAGATCATGCCCAGCTTGTTGAGCAGTGGATCGGTCAGGTCAAGCAAACCGCAGGCTCTTTGATCGGTAAAACCGATTGGATGGTTACTCGCAGTGCTGAACCTAATGGAAAACCTGTGCCTAATGCTGTCCTTGCTGAGCGGACCCGAATCCGCCAAAAGAGCAACGAAAAGGAGGATCTGATCCTTGCTACTACCACCACCGAAGAGCTTGCTGCTCTGGTGACGGGAAGTGATTTCAATCAGTGGAAAGAAGTTCAACCCAGTGGGGAAGACAGTCTTGTGGTTGACGGTACCTCCACTGACACCCTTATCATCTAATCATCATGATTACCATTCTTGGTGCCAAGGTCTCGTTTGAGACTTTGGCCTTTTTTATTCTCTTTCTTGCGTCTGAGTATCTTGGTGCATCTTCCAAGTTCCGCTCCAATGGTGTGGTGCAAGCCATCCTGTCGGTTGCTGGTTACCTGAAGCTGGTCCGTAAAGAAGACGACAAGATCCAACGCATTAAAGACGTTTTCAGGGGCTGATGTCATCCATACTGCTGCCTGTTAAGCAGTACTACCCACAAACTGACAGCAAAACCAGGCACGGAGATCGGATGTGCTTTAGCTCTACTTGTGCTATGGCCGTCAAGTATCTCCGCCCTGATGCTCTCAAAGGGAGTAATGCTGACGATGATTACCTAAAGACAGTTCTGAAGTACGGGGATACAACTGAATCCACTGCCCAAATCAAAGCCTGTCAACAGTACGGTATTTTTGCTACCTTCTACAACAGTGGTTCTCGCCAAAACCTAGTCAATGAACTTAAGGCGGGATATCCAGTAGCAACTGGCATTTTACATCACGGCCCAGCTTCTGCTCCGCGTGGAGGGGGACATTGGATGTTGCTAATTGGTGCTGATCTAAATAACGGGATCTTTCATGACCCCTATGGGGAAATGGACAGCGTAAGCGGAGGATACGTCTCTATAGGCAGTGGAGGACAAGGCGTTCAATACTCCTGGGCTAACTGGCTCAAGCGATGGGAGGTTGATGGTCCTCGTACTGGGTGGTTTATGACTTTTAGACCCGCAAAATAAAAAGCTCACAATGATAGAAGCCGCTGTATCAGCAGTTATTGCTGCTCTTACAGGCATTGTTGCAGTAAATAGTCGTTTAAACAGTCGGATTATGGAAGTTGATCAACGAATTGATCGTGTGGAGCTTCGCATTGCCGAAAAATATGTTCAACGAGAAGAACTGTCAACAGCCTTACAAAAGATGGAGGATCACATGATCCGCATCGAAAACAAATTAGATCAAATAGTCCTGAGAAATGGCAAATAAAAAAGCAACTGAGGAGATGTTCAATGAACTTCATAACATTGTCACTCAGGAATTGCTTAATCGAATCAAATCAGGCGAAGCATCTACAGCTGATCTGAAAGCAGCTTGTGATTGGTTGGCCAAGAACGACATCAGCGGTGTTGCCTACGAAGGAAACCCCTTAGACAAGCTGGCAACAATCATGCCAAAAGTCGACCCAGAAATGGTGCAACGGAGACTGTATGGCAAAAAAGAGTACAAGTGAATACTACAAATCAAACCCTGATGCAGCGGAACAACATCGTCGCTACATGCGGAAATACAACAAGCAACCGGACAAGATTAAGTATCGGTCAGAGCTGAATCAAGCCAGACGTAAGCGTGGCATCTACGGGAAAGGTGGTGGTGACTTGTCTCACTCCAAAAATGGTTCATTAAAAATTGAATCCTCTTCTCGTAACCGTGCACGTAATGGACACGGAGACAATAAGCGCTATAGATGACTCCCCTGCTGCCTAGTCCTGATCACTACCTCCAAAACTTAATAACCATGACAAGCCCTGAAGCAAAGCGAATGTGGCGAAGAGCCATCAAGGAATACTTCAATTGTCAATGTGTTTACTGTGGAGAAACTTATGAATTACACGAGCTCACTCTTGACCATGTGCATCCTCGCTGTCGTGGGGGTGAAAGTCTTGCATCAAATCTTGTACCCAGCTGCAGGAAGTGTAATCAGGACAAAGGTAGCAACAACTGGCTCTCTTGGATGAGAGACAAATTTGGTAACACACCAAGAGAGCAATTAATTCTTTCTCATATTAATTAAATGGCTGCAAAAAAGAAACCATCGATGCTGGCAAGGCAGCGTCAGCTGATTAAACAACGTAATCAAACTAAAGCCCAAGCAAGCCGTCAACTGCCTGCTAAGGGTGAGTCCTCTGCTAACAGCATCAAAGCACGTGGTCAACGAGCTGCAACACGGGTTCAGCAGAAAGTCAACCAAGACGTTGCTACGGTCAGGGCTCTTGCCGACAACATGAAGCGTAATCAAGCGCGTGAAGCACGTCAAATTAAGCCTGATCCGTCACCTAAGACCCGCTATGTCGGTCCTGAGGGGGCTAACCCTAAGGGTCAGGCAGCGTTGCCTCCTGGTCAAAAGGGTGGTGAGATGCGTCAACGTGGTGGTGCCATTGTTCGTGCAAGTAAAGGAGCAATTCGTCTCGCTGATAGTCAAGCTAAGGGAGCTGCTACTCCCCAATCAAGGCGTCCTTCAAGGCCATCAGGTGCAATTGAAAAAGCTGGTCCAACGATTGATGTGACCGCTAACTCTGAAAAGCTGCCAGGCGGTAAGCGTGGTGGCCCACTAGCGCGTGATAACGCTAAAGGGGCACTTGAACGCCGCTCGGTTGCCTCCCAAACCAGTCCAAAGGGCTTAAACCTTAAGGGACGTGGCACTGCTGCTGCTGTAATTGCGGGATTGGCTGAACCTGCAGTTGCAGCTGTAGGACAAGCCGCTGGTCGCAAGCTAGGCGAGGGACTTAAGGCCGTTGGACGCCGTTTGGACGACATGCGACCTGGCATTAACAGCAAAGATGAGGCCAATCGAGTTCGTCGAGCTACACCTCTACCCCAGATGACCGCTCAACAACGAGCAAATGCAGTGCGTCTTGAGAACTACAACCCCCCTACACGCACACAGAAGGCTTCTGAAGCTCCACAAAGACCGTCGCAAAGCCAGCAACGGAATGAGTCTGGCACTCAACCGGCGCCCCGCAGAAGCGCTCCTAGCCGTTCTTCATCGCCTTCACGTCAACAAGCCCCTACCAAGCCCTCAACAGTCAACCAATCAGTTGAAAAGGTCTCCGAATCCTCTCAAGTCAGTGGTATTGGCCCCGTTATAGACGGTCAGTCCTACGCCAGCAAGAAGCTCAGCATCCAAGAAACGCTCCGTGAGCTTCGTGAGATGCGTAAGCGTTCGCAAGAACGTCAAAACAAAGGGAAATAGCCCCAATGAAACCACCCATCATTGTCACAGGCTGTCAACGTAGTGGTACTCGTATTGCAGCAAGAATCCTTGCTGATGATTTTCAGTTGCAATATGTCGATGAGTTTGAAGCAGACTTCCATAACCTTCAAACAAACACTATTGTTCACAGCCCTCTGGCTCTTCATGGCTACATTGAAACCTATTACACATACCCTGGAGTCCATTTTGTAGGCGTCATTCGTGACCCTGCAGAAATTATTGCCAGCATGAAGCGCATCAAGTGGCTTCAAGGTGACGTAAAAGGGTGGGAATCCTTCCTGCCCCACTACGTTGGCCATCAATTACGACTCTGGAAGCTGCTAAAACAGGAACTGCCACAAGAATCATGGAGTGAGATCCAGTACGACTCCTTGAAAAGCCACCGTTTGTTTGTGGACAAGGAAGACCGGAAAGAGTTCACGTCTCTTCAGTGGAAATTTGAACAACCAGAGGGGCCTAGGTTTTGGGATAAGAACCGTGAGTGCCTGATTGAACATCAAAACTCTCTCAAAGGCCCCTAGAAGCTCCTATAAAACCTTTATTTATCCATTTAGGTATATTCTATCGTTAATGCCTACAAAACGCCGTACAGAGGCGTCTAGCGGCAACTCCGTATTAACAGCTCTGCAGGAGGACTTCAAACTCTTCCTGCAGGCTCTTTGGAACCAGCTGGATCTGCCCTCCCCAACACGAGCCCAATATGCCATTGCTGACTATCTTCAACACGGTCCTAAGCGTCTCCAGATTCAAGCCTTTCGTGGGGTGGGTAAATCCTGGATTACTGGCGCTTTTGTGCTTTGGACTCTTTTTAATAATGCCGAAAAGAAAATCATGATCATCTCGGCTTCCAAGGAACGAGCCGACAACATGTCAATCTTCCTTCAGAAGCTGATCATTGAGACACCTTGGCTAGCTCACCTCAGGCCTAAAAGCGACGAGGCTCGCTGGTCCCGGATCTCGTTTGACGTGAACTGCTCACCTCACCAGGCCCCCTCCGTTAAATCGGTGGGTATCACCGGTCAGCTGACTGGTTCACGTGCTGACCTGATGATTCTTGACGACATCGAAGTTCCCGGTAACTCGATGACGGAAATGATGCGTGAAAAGCTGCTTCAACTCTGTACAGAGGCTGAATCAATTCTGACACCCAACGAAGACTCAAGGATTATGTACCTTGGGACACCGCAGACCACTTTCACCATCTACAGGAAGCTAGCCGAACGGAATTACCGCCCGTTTGTTTGGCCTGCTCGATACCCACGCAAACTGTCTCAGTACGAAGGGTTGATTGCACCACAGCTCCAAGAAGACATCGATATGGGTGCCAATGCTTGGGAGTGTACTGACCCAGATCGGTTCTCCAATGAAGATCTGCTGGAGCGGGAAGCAGCAATGGGACGCAGCAACTTCATGCTGCAGTTCATGCTTGACACGAGTCTTAGCGATGCAGAGAAGTTTCCACTTAAATTTTCTGATCTGGTTATCACGTCTGTTAACCCAACTCAAGCGCCTGATTCTGTTGTCTGGTGCAGTGATCCTCGTAATGTCCTCAAGGATCTGCCTACGGTTGGCTTGCCGGGTGATTACTTTTATTCCCCCATGCAACTCCAAGGTGAGTGGGGACCATACGCTGAAACGATCTGCTCGGTTGACCCATCGGGTCGTGGTACAGACGAAACAGCAGCCACGTACATGAGTCAACGCAATGGGTTTCTCTACGTTCACGAAATACGAGCGTATCGCGATGGTTATAGCGACAGTACACTTCTTGACATCCTTCGTGGGTGTAAGCGGTACAATGTATCAAAGCTACTCATCGAAACCAACTTTGGTGACGGCATCGTCGGAGAGCTGTTCAAAAAACACCTTCAACAGACCAAACAACTGATCGACGTTGAAGAGGTCAGAGCTAACGTCCGCAAAGAAGACCGAATCATTGACGCCTTAGAGCCGGTGATGAACCAACACCGACTTATCATTGATAAAGGGGTTGTGGAGTGGGACTATAACTCCAACAAAGACGACGCTCCAGAGAAACGACTTCTGTACATGCTTTTCTATCAGATGAGTCGGATGTGCAGAGAGAAGTTTGCCATCAAGCACGACGACAGACTTGACTCTCTTGCTCAAGGGGTCAAGTACTTCACCGACGCTATGGGCATCTCAGCCCAAGAAGTCGTCAACCAAAGGAAGAGAGACGACTGGAGTGACATGCTAGAAGCTTTTGTGGACGATCCTCAAACTGCCACAAACCATCTCGTTTTAGGGATGGATCTTGACCAAAGAAGACAGGCAAGAGGATTCTCCAAAAGTGGTGTCCCTACTTGGGTTTAGCTTGATCCCGGGTGTATACAGGGGGAGAGAAGGGTGGACTCTCCTCCTGGGAGAGGGGGAAGACAATCATTCCCCTTCTCTTACTACTGTGAAACGCAAGTCGAAGACTTGGTTACACCCGTGAAAGGGGAAGACAACAAAGACACATCTCCACTAACTCACCCAACTGAACTGAATCCCGTGAAACGCTCGATGGAACCACCCCAGCCAACACGGAACGAAGCAAGACGAACGAAGTGAGGATGCGTAGTGGAGTCCTAACCATCCCTCGTTACTACTGATACTACTGTTAGTACTAATGAGTAGAACCTATAGAACTAACCCTACCTACATCTGGAGAGCACCTAAGACCTTCAATGAACTCAAACAACAGTTCTTTGATGATGAAGGTTACACAGTAAAGACTAGGCATCGTTATATCCCTACTTTGTATGACGACATCCACATCTCTGCTTATCAACAACTAGACCACCACCAATGACTCATACCGCCCAACTCGTCCACATCACGCCTGACGCTGAACAACTCATTGCCTATATGGCTAGGGTGTCTAACCCCTCTAATCAATCAAACACTGAGACCAGTGCTCGTCTGATTAAATACCTTATTGACCACCAACACTGGTCACCGTTTGAGATGGTGAACATGTGTGTCGAGATTAATACCACCAGGAGTATTGCAGCACAGATCCTTAGGCATAGGAGCTTTAGCTTTCAAGAGTTTAGTCAGAGGTATGCAAAAGTTGCAGTAAATCCCGTTATTCCTGAACTACGTCGGCAAGATCATACAAATAGGCAAAACAGTATTGATGATCTGAACCCTTCCATGAGAGAGTATTACGAAGGGTGCATCAAGGAGATGTTTCGGCAACAGATAGACCTGTACAATGATTTGATCGAAGATGGTGTCGCTAAAGAGTGTGCACGAGAAGTGCTTCCCCTAGCAACTCCAACCCGTATGTACATGAATGGTACAATCAGGTCGTGGCTGCATTATTGCGATCTTAGGACCAGTAATGGTACGCAAAAGGAACACCAACTAATTGCAACTCAGGTTCAAGACATCCTTTATCAACACCTGCCTACTGTGTGTGAGGCGATGTGGAGCAAGAGTGGTTATTAAAGACACCTAAAAGAGCCTAAAAGACGCTTGCAAGTGTCTCTATGTGGAATTTATCCAAAGTATATTTAGAGGCCCCTTGTAGAGGCTTCTAGATAGCTCTCAAGGATGTACGCAATTAAGTTACTTAGTGATCTGCCTTCAAAATCAGCTTTGTCGATGAGGGACTGGTGGGTCTGCCAGTTCAACGTGGCGGTGATTCTGACGGGTTTTCGGGTTAGTAAGTTAGTCTTTGGTGACAGATTTCCCTTTTGTGGAAGGGTGAGAGAAGATAGGGTCATCAGTTCAATCCTTGGTTGAGCTGGTCGGGGTCAGGAGGGTAGTGTCCTCGCTGGCCCACCCCTATCATATGACTACGGGTGTGGATGGATAAGCGGTGTGCAGCAAATGTGCTGTAAAAGATTTTGGCAGAAATTTGTTAAGGGTATTACCGGTCTTGCGGGGACGCAAAACCCCCCGTGCCCCCCTTATTTGCCTGCGCTAGATATGCAATCTGGGCGATATGACTAGGGTTTGGGCATGTTGTCGGTGTTGATGCTGTGTGATAATGATTCTCATTCTATGACCAGGGGTCATGCG